ATCGGTAGCGGTTGAAAACCCAACCCAACCATTTGCGGCGCTTTCACCAAAATTTAAAGTCCAACGCGTTGCATTTTCTTGACTTTCCGCTTGTCGATCTAACTGTAAATTAATTTTTTCCTGTAATTTATCAGCCCTAACCGCTTCGATTGCTTTCGCTTGGGCCTGTAATCTTAACAACGTAATGTTTTTTGTTAATTGTGTATTTATTTGATCTATTGAATGAGTTTCCGCGTTCATATTTGACAATAAACCCGGATAAGCCGCCTGAAATTCTTTAACTTTTTGAACTTTTTGCGCCCTTGTTAACGTTTCACTTTTTAATTGTTTTGTTAATTTATCCGCTGCGCTTAATTCGTTTGCTATGCTGGCCGTTGCCGTTCGTGTAACTTCGTTATTAACCTTTTGCGCGCTTGTTTGAGCGTTAACGGATCCTTTTAATTTGTCCCAATTTGCGGCCGCATATCCAACCGCTGCAATTACTAATCCGATTCCCGTTACTGCAAATGCTTTGCCCGCCGTTGTCATTCCTTTAAACGCTCCAATTGCTTTACTTCCGAAAGCCTGAAAACCAGCGCTGGCCGCATTTAATTTATCTCCAACCGCTCCCAAAGTACTTAACGCATCACTTAAACCCGCGAGCGCTTGTAATTTCTGCATTGAAGCCAAAATATTTTCGTTTTCAATACCCATTAAAACCATGCTCGATTCGATACCCTGAAACGCTGCGATTCCAACTTGACCAACCGAGGCCATTGCACCACCTAAATTTTCAACTGCGGAACCCGCCGTGGCTTTGACAATATCCTGAGTATCGGAAATTTGGTCTTTTAATTCACCGGCTTTTTGTGCCATTTCTTGAAACTTCGGATCCGATTCGCTCATATTCATTAACTCTTTTGTTAATGCGCGTAATTCAGTCTTTAAATTCTTTGTAGCTCCTTCGTAATTACCAACGTTTCGGAAATTATCGCCAACCGATTTATCGACATCCTTTAAAACTTTATCCTGTTCACGGGCCGCGTTGGTAACATCAACAAATTGTTTTTCAAGTTGAATATAAGCCGCCGTATTTTGTTCACCGGATTTTTCAAGCGCTATTAATTGCGCTCCGAGTTCCTTTGATTGATTTTTTAATTCACGCGTTGCCTTTTCTAATTGTTTATAAGCGCTCGCTTCGTTTTGTGTTGCTTTTACGGCCTTTGCGCTTTCCGCTGCGAGCCTCGATTTTTCTTGCGATTCCGCTTTTTGGGTTTTAATTCGTTCCTGCTGTAAACGTTCCTGTTCCTTTTCGCTTTTTATCGCTTGTTGTTTAACCTGCTCTTGTAATTTTTGTATTTCAATCGATTGTTTTTGTATCTTATTTGCCTCCGCAGTCGCTTGCGTGAATTTCTTTATAGAATCCGAACTATCGAATTTAGCATCGCCCAAACTTTGTTTTAACGTGGCCGCTGTTTGTTTAAATTCGTCGTTAATTTTGTTTAAACTAAGTAACGTTTTTTCTGCGGAATCTCGAATACCTTTAAATATGTCTTCGGATTCAAATAAATCTTTACTGCTAATTTTTTTTGCCATCGTTCATTTTATTATATCGATCCATTTCTTTTTGTAAATCAAAATATTCTTTTGTGGTTATGTTTTTTGGGTTGATCCATTGACCTAACCATTTCGAAATGTGAATTAAACTTTGTTCAATTGTCACCCCGGATCCGTTGTTATTTAACATTCCTATTAAACTTTGTTCAACCATTTCAATTTGAGTTAATTTAAAACGGTCGTTTGTTAAAATATAATCGCATTCGTAAAGCGCTTTTTTCTGCATTGTTTTTAATAGCTTTAAATAAAGTTTTCCTAATCCGTATTCATTCAAATAAGTATCGTAAATCTTTTCCCAAACTACTAAATCATTCTCATTCGTGCCGTTTTCCGCCGTTCTAACGTACTTTAATTCTCCATTAATACATTTTATCCAATTGTACAAAGGTAATTCGTTAATCGAGTGAAAATAGTCGGTCGATTTCAATAGCGTATCGTCGCTTTGTTTCTTCGCGTAATTTTTCCAAACTTTCTTCCGTAAGTCCGATAATACCTTCGCCATATTTTGTAAATAAGTTTGCATTTTCTTTAATTGGATCCGCATCGATTTCGAAATAATCTGTTCCCAACAAAATTAACATACTTTTATAGAAATCGCCCGTATCGAATAAAGTATAATGTTCACCCTCGATTTTTGAGCTGTTATAAATGTTTTGAGTAGCCCACGAATAAGTTCCGATAATTTTTCCCGTTTCATCTACTCCTTTTTCCATTAACTGATCGTCGCGAATTAAATCTAAAATCCACGTTTGAAAATCTTTGTCGCTAAAAACGTGATTCCATAAAATACCCGCATCCATAAGAATTTTTGTATTTCGTAGTAAGTCGTTTAATGCTTGCATAGTATAAAAAAAACGGGCTAACCGTAGCCAACCCGTTTACATTAAAGGTTGAAAATTAAACCGCTGTGAACGTTATCGCTCCGATAAAACCGTCTTTTGCAACGCTTAACGTATAGTCGTCACCTGAAACAAAAGTTTCGGAAATCAAATAAGTTCCCGCCGGGGATTCAACAACCGTATTCGGTACCCCAATCAATGTAGAAGTAGTTACGTTGTAAATTGACCAATCAGCAACTAAATTCGCACCTTGGAAAATAATCGGGTTCAATGCAGTACCGTAATCGAATGCAGCCGAAACCGTAATCGAAGCCGTTGTAACTTGCGCAACCTCCGTTAAATTTACATCAATTAAACCGTTCAAATCATTGAAATTTATTCCAGCTTCGCCCGTTGTAATCATGTACATAGTTGACTCATCGAATAAACGATAAAAATCAAAACCTAACATAATTTTTTGAACTGTTGAATCGCTCGCGAACATAAATTTAGGATCCCAACTTTGTTCGTCAACCGGAATAGGGTATAAATAACCGTTCGATTTAGAACCGATTAAATTACCGTTTACATCAACGATATAAATACCAAAAGAAACGCATCTTCCAGCGCTTAATTTACCTAATAAAGTTGGTGTTGAATCGTCGCCCCAAAGTTCACCCGCAAAACTTCTTTTACCTTGACGTAAAAACGCCATTCGACCGCTGTTTGCCTCTTCAAATTGTGAATCCGCTTTTGGTAATTCAACGTTTTCGAATTCCGGTAAAGGAAACCATCGTTTTGAAGCATCCGCTTCGTTTATTAAATCGCTCCACGTTGGGAGCGCTGCCGCTAAATCAATACCGTTTAAATTACCCTGATTATCCGTTAACGGAACCATTATAAGTTTAGACGTTACCGACTGCAAAGGAACGCAACCCGGGCGCCCTGTATTGGATAAACCAACATTACAATTACATCCTGCCATTTTTTCTATTTTTTTTTTAAATTAACATTTACAATTTTCTTTGTATTTTGTGAGTTTTATTTTTAACTCTACTCCGCTCAAATTTGCGTCCAATATGTTTTTGAAATATCCGTTTTCCTGTTCGGTTCCGAACCTACTAAATTCGACAATTTCCCAATTATCCACGCGTAAAAAACTGCGATCACTTTGAACAACCTTAACGAACTCATCCGCTAATTTTGTCATTGGAATTACAACTTGTTGAATGTGGTCTTTTGTGTAAAAATTTAATATGTCGGTTTCGTCTAAAAAAAATATTCTCAAATCGCTTTCCCACGCGTAAACGGATTCTTTACCGAATGAATTATATCGGATTCCATGAAGTAACCAAACTAAAGGCGTTTTCTGCGTTAAATCGTTTGTTGAAATTGTCCATTCTCGGTTTGCTTCAATCTTTGTACCCGGAACAAAATAGGGCGCTTGTAAATTTATTACTCCGTCAATTATTCCCGCCTGAATCCAATTATCGTAATTAATATCGGTAATTAAAAACGGCGTTCCTTGCGAATCTGTTATTGTCTTTCCTATTCGCGCCCATTTTGTGTTACATACGGTTGTATATTCTTCAGGAGCGGGCAAATAAACGCCGTAAATCGTTTGATCTATTGCATTTACTAAACTTTCTACCGCTTGTGAAATGTCATTTATCATAACCAATACGCCGTTGATTTAGCGATCCCCCTGAATTTATTGTAATTTCCAATTCCAACGTACGTTAATTCGATTATCGCATCGTCATTTCCGCCCGGAATAGTGAAAGTATCGCCAATTTTATAATTTTTCCCCGCGTCAACGATTGTAATTTCATCAATTACGCCTGTTAAATCGACTGTAAAATCTATTATTAAACCTGTTCCACTTCCACCAATCAAACCAACGTTATTTGAAGCCACGTAATTAGAACCCCCCGAAACAATTCCGATTGTAACGGCCTGCCCTGTTGGGGGGTTGTTGTATCTAATATAACTTTGAATTGAACGATACGACCTAATCGCCTCATTGAAACGCGTGTAAATCATGGAAAAACCCGTATTCGCAACCTCGGAGTTTTCGCTCAAAGGTTTAACATTTCCGTAGGGTGTCATTTGGTTTACTAAGTCTTTGGAATATTCAAAATAAATAAAGCCTTTCAACATTTGTAAAATACCTTCCGAATCTAATTGATTTGAACTGTACGCATAACCGTAATTGGTGTAAAAACTGTACCCTAAATCTTCGCTAAATTCGTTGAATATTTTTAGGAAATTTGGGCTTTGCGGAACGTTACTTAATAGATCACTTTGAAACTGATTGTATAAATCAATTCCAAACAAATTTTTTAAATAACGCGGTTCGTAAATATCAATATAATCTTGCAATTTATTAACATCGTACATTCCCGTGTGCAAAGCGTATTTTCCAACAAAATCTTGAATGCTTAAAATCATTTTTTTTATTTTAGATTTCCGTAACCTTTTAAAATAAACTTCGAAGCGAGTTCACCGTTTATTTTCCAAACTGATCCTTTTGGTAACGTGCGAAAATTTCCATTTCCAATAAATTCATAAATTAAACTTGGATCTAATTCAACAGTTTTTACAACCGTTTCTTTTGTTTCTAAA